CACTTTGAAGCTGGTAATATATATGTTGGAGCTGGTGGAGATTTTGGAGGTGCTTATACATGGTTTTATGATCCAGATACTTCTATACAAAACCCATCAGCTGATCTTATGAGAATTAATGTTGGGGGTGATACACTTGCAGAGTTTAGAGAGTCCGGGGGGTCATATTTTACAGGTATAAATCAAGCTTATAATGGTTCATATAATTTCATAGTTGCCGGAAGTGTTGCTAAAACAACTGCAGGTACAGTATGGACATCAACTTCAGATGATAGATTAAAACAAGATATAGCCTCAATTACTAATGCAACTGATGTCTTAAAAACATTAAATCCTGTTGAATATAACTGGAAAGATGAGTGGAAAGATGCAGAAGCATCTATACCCAATCATAAAGTACATGGATTTTTAGCTAGTGAATACGAAGATACTTTTTCTGATTTCGTAGACACTACAGATATGAAACTAATTAAAAGAACAGATGATAGTTATAGACAATCAAATGAAGTAGAAGAAGATGAAACAATTATCTATGACAATATTAAATTTATAAATACTGACTCATTAGTACCGCATTTAGTTGCGGCAATAAAAGAACTAGATGCTAGAATAGCTAGCTTAGAAGGAGGATAAAATGCCAGACGTAACAGTGTCATTTACAGATGCACAATGGACAAGAGTAGTTGCAGCATCATCTCAAATTAAAGGAATGTTAAATGATGGAACAGATGTGGATGCAGATTATTTAGCCGCTGATTTCAAGAAGAAAATAGAGGCTATCGTTAAAGAATATGAAAGACAACAAGCATCCGTTGATGACTTCTAAATGAAGCTTACTACTAAAGTAATTAAATATAGGACTAGAAATCCTTTGATGTCAACACATCAAATTTCAAGAGAAACTGGGGTTTCATATTCTTGGGTACATGCTATATTAAAGAAAGCAAATCTATCAACAAACCCACCCAAAAGAAATAAGAGTTCTCGTATATGTCCTGAATGTAATGAACTCTTTACATCAAGACGTAAATTTTGTAGTTCTGAGTGTAAATATAATTATCAGCGTCCTGTGTTTGAATGCCATTACTGCCATTCTAAATTTCGTAGATTACGAAAAGATGTGGTTAGATCTATTAAAAAAGGCTCAAAACACATATTTTGTGATATAAAATGTTGGAATAGATATAGGAGAGTAGAGTAATGCCAACTTATGAATATAAATGCAATAATGAAAAATGTTCTGAATACTTCGAGAAAATTCAGAAGTTCACCTCTAAGGCTGTAGCCAAATGCCCTAGCTGTAGTACAAAAGCAACCAGATTAATCAGTGGGGTTGCTGTCCAATTCAAAGGTTCTGGGTGGTATTCAACAGCAAATAGAAGTTCAAAAGAGTCAGATTCCGATTAAAAAGCTTGACTTGGCTACCCCCAATATGATATAATTACTATAGAGGGTATAATTATGTGCCCTTTTGTTAATTTAAAATATAGGAGGAAATATGACATTAGCATATACTAATCGTACAGATCCATTTAATATTTTTGGAGATTTTCTAAATAGAGAATGGTCAGCTTCAAGAGCTACCGTAAAATATCCATTAGATATTGTGGAATCTAAAGATGCATATAAAGTTAAGATTTCGTTACCCGGTGTGGAAAAAGGGAATCTTTCAGTTACTATAGATAAGGACATTCTAGTTATAGAGGCAAAGGATGTAGCAGCTGAAAAAGAAGCAGAGAAAGGTACATATATTTATAAAGGTATTAGAACAGGTTCTTACAAGAGAGAAATCTCTGTAAAAGATTACGGTGTAGACAGTAAGAAAGTTACTTCTGTTTACAAGAATGGTATCCTAACTATAAACATGCCTAAAACTAAGGAGGCAAAACCACAGATTATTTCTGTGGCTATGGATGGATAATGGAGATAAACGATGAATTAATTAGGCAATGGGAACCTAAAATTCATAAAATGCTCCAAACATCGTATGTAATTGGGTATGATCGTGATGATCTTGCTCAAGAACTTAGAATTGCTATTATGAAAGCAGCTAAATCCTTTAACCCAGAGCGAGGTGTAATCTTTCATACCTATTTACATACTACAATGGTTAATACTATTAGAACTTTAATATCAAAAGCACAGAAGAAACCTGTGACTGTTAGTTATGATGAACGCTTTTATGGTGATGATTCCGATATTTTACCTAAGAAACTTGGCGAAGCCTTAACATATGCCGAGGATTGGGAAATATTAGAATTATATGATGAACTAGAGAAGTTTAATCTAACTGATAGAGAGAAAAGATTTATAGAATTAAGATTAGAAGGTTGGACCATGGATGAAATTTCCAATGATTTAGAGAAATCTGCCTATAGAATTAGACAAAATTTAAGAATAAAAGTAGAGAATATTTTTTATGGTAAAGAAACAGAAAAGGATTGATCAATATAATTCTAAAGATTTATTTGAAGATTTTAAGACCCTATATGCTCGTAAACATAAGAAAGAATATGAGCCCAAGAACTTTATTGGGAATGAGCTAAAGTCTTTAAAAATTTTATTAGATAAATACTCAGCCTATGAAATATTATCGGCTATTTATAACTGTATTTCAAAGAATACGGACAATATCTCTGTGAATTATTTCGCAGGGGGTGTTAAATACTACTTAACTGACCATGATCCTAAGTTGTATTGGTCAGTTATGTCCTCTCCAGATCCTATGATTAAAAAGAAATGGAGACTTTTTACTATTCTAAACTCAAAATGGTTACCTACTGCCACAGATAAGAAGAGGCTTGAAGCTCTTGAACAAGAATTGCAGGAGGTTTTATCTAAATGAGATCTAAAAGAAAAGGGGGGTTGACACAGACTACCCAAAAAGTGTATAATAGTAATATAGATAATAAATATAATAGTAAATATAGAGTTATTAGTATACATAATATAACAAAACATATAATGATTATTGGAGTATATGATTGTTTAGAAGCAGCTAAGTTAATAGCAGAAGATATGTCTAAACAAGACGATTTAAAATGTTATGTACATAGTGACGACAACAGAGTTTTACATATAGCAGGGGAGTAATATGGAAAGTTATGAATATATAGAGTCTGGGATTGTACTAAATCTAGACAGTAAGGAATCTTTACGAAAGTTTAAACATTCTTCTAAGGATTTTGCTAAACATGGAGACGCATTAAAATTCATCAATAAACATTTTGATGATTATGGAAGCTTTCCATCAACTGATACCTTAGTTGAGAATTTTCCTACAATTGACACTACTGCAAATAGTTTAAATTTAGATTATGCAATTGACTCTTTTAAAAGTCAAGTCTTATTTAGAAATATTGTTTCTTCATTTCAGTCAAATAAAGATTTATTAAAAGAAGATCCTAAGAAAGCTCTCTCATATATTCAATCTAACTTAAATGATATAGAAGTTGTTTACGATGAAGATGTAATTTCATATGATTCAGCAGCAGATGGAAGATTTGATGCATGGCAGGCTAGAAGTAAGAAACGAAAGATGGGGGAAGGTATGATGGGTATACCAACACCTTTCAAATCTTTGAATAAAACAGGTGTAGGATGGATGCCGGGAGAATTAATTGCAATGTTTGCTAGACCAACTGTTGGTAAAACATGGATGTGTATTCAAGTAGCAGCAACTGCAATGATGAATGGACATAAAACACTTATGATTTCTACAGAAATGCCTGTAGATGCTATTAGCTTAAGAGCAGATGTTGTCTTAGCTAATATGATGGGATACAAATTCTCTCATTCAGCTCTTAGAACAGGTAAACCCATAGATGAAGATAAGTATAAAGAATTTTTACAGAAATTAAATGGACGACCATTATTAATATGTGATCATATTCAAGGAGAAAGCAGTATATCATTAGAAAGTATTGCTGCATTAATAAGAAAACACAATCCAGACTTAGTTGTTTTGGATGGAATTTATTTAGTATCATCGGGAGATGGTAGAAAAGCAATGTGGGAACAGTCCCATTCATTGTTTTATGGTATGAAGACTCTTGCTCTTAGTACTAATACTCCTGTATTCGTTTCTACACAAGCTACTAGGGAAGCTGCAAATATGTTTGAGCCACCTAGAGCAGATCAAGTTGCATTTGGAGATGCTTTAATTCGTTCTTCAGATGTTGCAATGGCAATGTGTAGAGTTGAGAATGAGGAAGATAAGAGATTAGTTCAATACCAAAAATACAGAGATGGAGTCCTTGCATCTGATGTTTCTATTATGGATTGGGATGTGGATAGAGGGCGTATAGAAGAAACAGATGAGGATATCTGGAGCAACGATAGCTTTTAAGGAGGCGATATGAAAGTTCTAGGAATGATTATGAAATATTACTCTCTCTTTAATAAGTACTCAGACGTAATACCTGAATTGGTTAAGCTTGTAGATACTGCAGTAAAAGCAGTTGAAGACAAAAAGATCAGTAAGGCAGAACAGAGTGCTTTGATGAAAGAGTATTGGAACGTAATTAACAAAATAAAAGAGGCAAAATAATGATAGATTGGGCACAAGTGCTATTAGATACAGGAATTGATGTACCTGAAGACTATGATGAGTTTTCAATAAGATGTCCATTCCATGATGATGGTGTCGCTTCATGCTCAATCAATATCGAAAAAGGGTTGTGGATATGCTTCGCAGGGTGTGGTCAAGGAAGTCTAAAGAATTTTCTTAGAAAATATCTAGATTGTAATGGAGTAGAGCTAGAAAAATTATTAGTTGATAGTCAAATGGATTTTTCCATTAACTTCTTTGATGATTTAGTAGCTACTATTGAAGAACGAGAAGAGTTTTTTATGAAAGCAGATACATCAAAACATCCAAGTTGGATATTTGATAGAGGTTTCTCTGAAGAAACCCTGAAAGAGTGGGGTTGTGGAACAACAGAATACAATGATTTAGTAATTCCAATTCATGACTTGGAGTCAAATCTAGTTGGATCAGTAACAAGAAGGGTAAATGCTACCCCAAAGTACATGTATTCAAAAGGATTAAAGAAATCACAGGTCATATTTGGAGCACATAAGTTAACTGAACCTAAAAAATACGTCTGTATTACAGAGGGGTCACTTGATACAATGTGGTTAAATCAAAAGGGTTATCCAAGTGTAGCTATTCTAGGAGCAACTATGTCTAGAGCACAATTGGATATTCTGCGATCATTAAGAACAGAAGAATATATCTTATGTTTCGATAATGATGAGGCAGGACAAAGGGCGATATCGAAAGCAATGCTTGACATATCAACCAGCTTTATGGTATCATATATAAAGATGCCGAAAAAATATAAGGACGTACAAGATGTACGTTCCGAGGCATTACTCAAAGAAGTAATAGCAAAACGACATTATTGGTAAAGGAGGATTTACTATGTCAGGAATAGCAAAAATTTTGCAAAAGAGAGAAGCCATATTAAATCCATCAGATAATCAATCTTTTGGTAAAGAGATTTGGTTTAAAGATGGAGATCAAGCATTTCTTACTCCAGTGGCTTCAGGAGAAGAAGGGGATGCTTTATTAGATGAAATCTATCTGTATACATACAGATCAGGTAATAGGTGGATTAACCTATTATCAGACGATTCAGTCGACTCAAGTGCTGTACCATCTGATTCTAGACCATCACATAAGTTTGCCTTTTGGGCATACGTTCACGAAATTATCCACACTGAAAAGAAAATGGATGATTGGGAAGAAGTTGAAGGTCCAGCTGGCAAGAAGATGTACAAACAAGTCGTAGATGACTTTAAAGTTGTACCTCTAGGGTTTGGAAGAAGTGATTACGTTTGGAACCAGATTGTAGACATCTACAATGATTGGGGAAATCTAAATAAAGGTGTAATTAGGATCAAGAGAACAGGTGCAGGAATGTATGATACTTCATATACTATTGCAGCAACTACTAGATCATCAGACATACCTGAAGACAAACAGCCTGAAATCAGTGACTTACCATCTATCAAAGACTATTACATGGATAGATATGGTAACACACCTGAAACTGAAGACACAAATAACTCATTTAGTACTGATGATACAGAGGATGATTTATTTTAAATGCTAGTAAGAGATCAAAATACATTTAACAAGGTTCTACCTACACTTAACAATCATACTGTGGTAGTGGATGTAGAGACAAATGGTTTTGATTCTTATGGTATAAATCAAATTTGTGGAATCGGAGTCGGATTTGTAGACAACTTAGACTCGTACTACTTCCCTTTCCGACATCAACAAGTAGGAAATAACCTTCCTAGCGAGTGTTTAGATACCCTCATCGAGTGGTTAAATCAATCCAAGCACCTTGTTGGTTACAACATCAAGTTCGATCTTCGATTCCTTGAAAAAGAAGGACTATTAGTTGAAGACAAGACTTTAATTGATGTACTCACGATGGTTCGTTTGACTGAACCATCCACAGTTAAAGACTTGGATCTCACTAATACGATAAAAAGAAGCTATGGGGAAAGTCATGCAAGCTATGATTTAGAGACAAAAAAAGTTTTACGCTCTAATAAATGGAATAAGGATTTTTCCCTAGCTCCTATAGAAGTTTTAGGACCATATTGTGAAAAAGATGTGCTCTATACTGCAAAACTTTTTAATGATAGATTAGAAGTCATTAAAAAATCTAAACAGTTAGACGTATTTAAATCTCAAATGGAATTGACTAAAGTTCTGTATGTTATGGAAGGGCATGGAATTAAAATAGATAACAACTATGTGCATGAAACTATGCTCAAACTAGAGAAACGTAAGGATGAGATTAAAAAAAGAGTTTTAGATCTTGCAGGGAAGGAATTTAATCTTAATAGTACACAACAACTAGGGGAAGTACTTAATGAAAGAGGTATAAAATCTCCTGAGAAGACTGCAAAAGGACAACAGTCATGGAATGAAGCTGCGTTAGTACAAATAAATGATCCGATTGCTGGATATGTACGTCAATATAGAGCTTTAGAGAAATTGAGGTCTACATATTTAGAGCCTTTCTCGGTAAAGAACGAATTACATACAACTTTTTGTAATTGGGGTACTTTAACAGGAAGACTATCATCTAGGAATCCAAATTTGCAGAACATTCCTCGAAACCATTTCAATCTAATGGATAAAAAGTTAACTGAGGAAGATAAGAAAGAATTGAAAAGTAGAATTAATGCTACATTAGCTGCCAAAGGGCAAACAAGTAGAGTTGAAGGATTAAGTGATGAGGTTTTAAATACTTGGACGTTTGTTGGAGACGAATCTTTTGATAAATCACAAGAAGGGCAGATAGCAATTAGGAATTTATTTGTACCAAGAGATGATTATAAGTTAGTTTCGTTTGATTATTCTCAAATGGAAGTAAGAGTATTCTTAAGCTATCTTCAAAATGAAGAAGTTAATCAAATGTTGACTAAATCAAATGTAGATTTTCATGGGGAAGCAGCAAAATTAGCATTTAATGTAACTGAAGATGATGAAACATTTAAAATGTTTAGGCAAACTGCTAAGAGTATTACATTTGGAACTATATATGGTATAGGAAATCAAAAGTTAGGTATTCAATTAGGTGTTCCAGCTCAAGAAGCTGCCGCTTATAAGAAAAGATACTTTGATGGTATTAAGGGTTCAAGAGAATTTTTTAATGCAGTAGTGAGGAAAGTAGAATTATTAGGACAAATAAAGAATAAATATGGTAGGGTTTATCAAATTCCTAAGAATTTAGGATACAAAGGGATAAACTATCTTGTACAAGGCACAAGTGCCGACATTCTTAATGAAAGAATGATACAAGTACATAAATTATTAGAAAACTTTAAGAGTAATTTACTTTTACAAGTGCATGATGAAATAATATGTGAGATACATAAGGATGAAATGGAGACATTGCCAAACTTAATTAGGGATGTTTTAGTAGAGAATACTTTACGCATACCTTTAGAAGTTGATATAGAAATATGCGAACCATCATGGGCAGTAAAAAAAGATTATTTTAAAAAAGAAGAGTCTATACAGGAAGAACCTGTAGTAGAAGTAAAAGAAAAAGAATTAGCATATAGTATAGATTGGAGCTAACATGGAAGTTACAGCAAAGAATAATGAACCCTTTGAAAAGCTTATGAAGCGTTTTACAAAGAAAGTTCAAAAAGAAGGTTTATTAGAGACTTATAGGGATCATTTAGTATTTGAGCCTAAGAGTGTTAAAAGACAACAACAAAAAGCGAATAAGCTAAGAAAGAGTAGACAAAATGAATCTTAATGAAAAATTAGAGAAATTTTTAGAGTCAACCGAAGAAGAAGTAATGTTATATGATGATTACGAAGATGCATTTATAGGGTTAGGATATCAACAATATAATGGTCCTATTGCTATATATGATGCATCAAAGTGTATTGAAATCTTAACTAATAATTTTATGGATGATCCTGATTGTGACGATTGGGATGATGCAAATGAAATGGCTGTAGAATATTTTGATTATAATAGTGTTGGAGCATGGTATGGGGACAAAACACCCATATTCATAATGACAACAAATGAAGATATAAACGAACACATAGGAGAATAATATGGTAGGATCATGGAAAAACCCTGACTTTAAAGGAGACTTTACACAAGGAGAATGGGATGATAAAGAAGCAAATTATCCGGATCTAAGTTGGGATGAGTATCGAAAAATAAAAAAGACTGAAGAAGAATTAATTGCTGAAGTCGATATAAAAATGCCGGAAGAAGAACTTGTAGAAGTACAAACAAAAAAATATAGTTTTAAAGAAGCTTATGAAAGAGATAATGCAGTAGATCCAGAACATTATCATTTCGCTATAGAACCATGGAAATTTATAGCTGAGAATAACCTTGACTTTGCTCAAGGCAATGTGATAAAATATATATGTAGATATAAATATAAGAATGGTATTGAAGACCTTAAGAAGGCAAAACAATACATAGATATGCTAATTGATAAGGAGGAAAATGCCGATAACTAACCCTGTACAAAGAGGTGATGGTATTATCATAGGAAAATATTATTCAGATAAAAATATTTTTGTTAGAAAACTTAACTATAAAAGCCATATTTTCAGAAAAACTAATTCATCAACTTTTGATGAAAATGTAATAAAACACTTAGAAGCATATGTAGATTATTATGACAATGCTTTAGAAGAATTAGTTATGGTAAATGAGTATAAAGACAAACCTTATAATCATTCAATAACTTATAAAGAATTTTTAAAATGTACAGATAATAAAGAAAATTTAATATTCCATCATGGGAAGAATATAGGTAAATATAAACCTAGATATAAACAATATGAAATCCCTATAGAGAATATGGTAAAGGAAACAAATGGCAAGACGTAATTGGAGTAAATGTTATGACTGTGGTAAAAAAATAAATACTAAACGCAATGCCATCTCAAGACATGGGCATGGTTGTGAGGCGTGTTGGTTAAAGAAAAGAAGAAAAGAACGTAGAGAAGAAAGGAGGGCTATAACAAATGGCTAAAGTAGGAGTGAAATTAGGCTTTACTTATAGAGTAGGAGATCTAAATAATAATCAATATGGAAGGATAGATGTAGATATACATGATATAGATACAGAACTACCATTAGATGAGCAATTAGATAAATCCAAAGAGTATGCTGATAAAATATTTGAATCAGTAAAAAGCAAAATAGACAACAGTTTAGATGAAATATTGGGGGAATCAAATAATGAATGAGATTATTAGAGCTAAAGTATTAGAGGATGTACTTGCAGAACGAGAACGTCAAGATGGGATGTATGGAGATCAAACTAAACATTCAGATCAGTATTGGAATGTAATTGCAACTGAAGAAAATGGAGAAGTAGCTAGAGCTATATGGGAAGAAGATGATGGACATATGTACGAAGAAATAATTCAATGTGCAGCTGTTTATTTCGCATGGGCAGAAGCAATTAGAAAACGAGGTGATAGATGAAAGATAATGCAGAAAAAGCAATACAAGAATTACTAAAAGATAAAAATCTTAATCTAACAATGGGAGATAGTAATGTATTTGATTATGGTAGGATACCTTTTGGCATACCTGCTCTTGATACATTGACTGGTGGTGGTATACCAAAGAAGAGAATGACTTTAATTTATGGTCCAACCAATGTTGGAAAGTCCTATTTATCGTCACAGATAGTTGCTCAAGTCCAGAAACAAGGTGGTAGAGCCGCATGGATTGACACAGAATTATCTTGGGATGCAGACTGGATGACTAAGTGTGGTATAGATGCAAGTTCAGTGGTAGTTGGACAACCATCAAGTGGTGAACAAGCTATGGATTCCATTAAAGCATTAGCGACATCAGGAGAATTTGATGCTATTATATTAGATAGTATTGCAGGTTTAGTACCTGCTCAAAATATGGACGAAGATTTTTCATTTAGTCCTATGGCTTGGCAAGCAAGATTTGTCAATTCATCTTTACCTAGGTTGTTACCTAGCTTACATAATGGAACTGCTTTGATTTGTATAAATCAAGTTAGAGCTAGTATGGGACCTGTTGCATTACAAAATATGCCGGGTGGTAAAGCTCAATCTTTCTTCGCTCATTTCTTACTAGAAGTTAGAAGAAACGGGTGGATTGAAGAATCTGGTGAGAAAGTTGGATTTGATATGCAAGTAAGACTGCGAAAGACTAAAGTTGGTGGTCAGAACTGGAAAGCTGCCTCTGTTCCATTTAGAGTAGATGGTGGAATTGATATACTAGAAAGTTTCATTAGAGAAGGCATTGAAAAAGGATTTGTCAAAAAAGCAGGAGCATGGTATACTTATAATGATGTAAAAGCACAGGGTATGAATGGTCTTAAACAGATCTTTATTGATAGTCCAGAACTAGAGGAGCAGTTAATCAATGACGTTTCCTAGAGATTATACTGACCAAGAATTGAAATTAGCTGAAGTTCTAGATCAAACTGGACTCAGGTACGAAACTCAAGCTCCATTTGGTAAATATACTGTAGATTTTTTTATTGATGAAATTAATACAGTTGTTGAAGCAGATGGGGTAATGGGACATTTAAGAAAAAAAGATAGGCAAAGAGATATTGAATTACACGAAATGGGTGTTACCAATATTATTCATATCAGATCTAAAACTAAAGAAGGTATTAAGGAGGAATTATGGCAGGCATTAAACAGCTTGGAAAAGCAAGCTTAGATCCTAGAGGAAAACAAGATAGATGGCTATTAAAAGCTATTGATACATATTTAACGAAAAAACAATCTCCACCAAGACAGGGAGTATTTTTTCCATCTCTAGTCTCTAATCCTTGTGATAGATATGTCTTTATGGCATACAATGGATTATTAGAATCTTCTACTATAGATGGTAATTTAAGTAGAATATTTGACAATGGTAGCTCTCTCGAAGATAGAGTTAATAAATACTTTTCAAATATGGGTATTTTAGAAGGCAGAGAAGTATCTTTGAAGAGTACTCTACCACCTATTTCAGGACGTATGGACTTTCTTATTAAACATGAGAAGTATGGAAAAGTGCCTGTTGAATTAAAATCCATAAATACTAGAGGTTTTGAAAACTTAAGACAAGCTAAACCAGAGCATATATTACAATTACATACTTACATGAATTTATGGAACGATAATCGTCAATTAACACCTGTAACACATGGAATAGTATTGTATGAAAACAAAAATGATCAGAAACTAAAAGCATTTTTACAAGAGCTTGACGATAAAATTTGGAATAATATAGTAACTAGACTACTTAAAATTATGGATATGCAAACCATACCTGAAAAATGTACAGGTGATAAGTGGTGTAAATGTAAGGAGGTATAATGGAAGACGAGAAATGGACCCCAATAAAAGCATTGGGGAGAGCTAGGAAATCAATTAATGAATTAATGATTCCAGAGTTATCAATTGATAGATCAGAAAAACCTGAGTTAATTTTTTCTGATGTTTATAATGTAGATAATTCTAGATTAGAGGAATACTTAGTAATGTACAGTAGCTATAAAGCATATCTAGAGACTGAGATCTCTAGAAGAGAATCTGAAAGAAACGCATTAGAAGCTGCATTTGAAGAAGGGTACTCTAAAGCTATGTATACTCTATACCAAGAGAGAGAAAATGAAGGTAAAAAGAAGCCTGTAAAGGAAGAAATTAGAGGAGAAATATTCAGTAAATATCCGGGACTTGAAAGTCGAAGGAAAGAGATTATTGAAAAAGAAATAGCTGTGAGAGAACTCTCAGGATTATTAAATACTTATACTACTGCTTATAATACAATAAGTAGGATAGTAGCTCTACGAACATATGGGGGTGAGAAATGATATTAGGGGTAGACTGTTCTTCTAAAGCTATACATGGAGTAATCTTAAATGATAAAGAAGAAATCGTAACACAATTTAAGACAGATAAACAGAAAGAGGATTTTGATATAAGATTTGTTAAAATAGCTGATAATTTTTCCAATATATTAAGTAAAATAAATATAGAGAAAGCTTTTGTAGAGGCTGCAATCTACATACAAAATCCAAAGTCCACAATTGAAATAGCTAGAGTTGTCGGTGGAGTACAACTTACTTGCAACAAATATAGAATACCATGTCAATTGGTGGATAATACAAAATGGAAAAAAGAAATCGTTGGTAAAGGCAATTGTTCTAAGGCTAATATAATGACTTTTGCAGTTGAAAAATGGGGAGACGTTTTTGAAGAACAAGATTTTGCTGATGCTGCATGTATCGCATTATATGGGATAAAGGAGAGTAAAGATGGGAATTCCTAGTAATTACAGAAAATCAAATGATAAACCTACTTTTTATTATCATGAAAAACCTAAAAAAGGTAGGAAAAGGAAGCCAAAGGATAGTCTACCAAAAGGTATGACTGTTGAAGAATTTAAAGCAAAGTACGCAAAAGTTGTATGGTGTGATTATTACGCCTGTATACATAATGAATCTCCTGAAGGAGCTAGTAGAAAAATAGCAACTATACTGGAAAATCCTCATTATGAACCACTTGGAACAAAAGATGAATCTTGGAAGGGTGTTTGTGGAACCGATAAAACCGAGATTGCTATAAGATTTAAAACCGTTCAAGGTACAAGTGGATCAAAAGATAAAGTTCCTGAGTGTTTTAATGCAGCGTCTAATAAAACAGGGCGTATAGATATGAGTAAATTATTGCAAGGTAATGGAACACCTTATGGTGGTAGTATTGAATCACAAAGTGCTGACCAAGGATTTACAGGTACTGCAGCTTATGGTACTAAATGGAAGGGTAAATAATGCCTAAGAATTATCCAGAGGAAGTAAAATTAGCCGCTTTAGAATTGTATTTAGAAAACAAGACTGGAGCTGAAATTGCAGATTCTATTAATAAGCAATTTGAACTAGAGGTAAAAGCTCCAACTATATATGCTTGGGCAAGACAATATAATTGGAAAGGCGAAAATGCAGCTATGTCAACAAAAGCAAAAGAGATAGTTAAAGAGAAACAGAGTCAACGACTTGCTAGAATTCAAACTGAACATCTAGATGTGTATCAAGGGGTTAGAGAAAAAGCAAGTTCTGAATTAGAAGGTTTAGAATTTGAGAGAGCCTTTGAGGCAGTTAAAGCTTTAGACATAGGAATACAAGGAGAACGGAAAACTATTGAGGGTCTGGTAAACTTACAATTCGTTCAAGACGTTCTTAATGTATTAGTTGAAGAAATATCAGATCAAGACGTATTAACCAAAGTAGCCAGTAAATTAAGAACTCTGGTACAGGAGAGAGATGACATCCAATAAAAAACAACAAGAAGCATTAACATTTCAAGATGCCTTCAGTAAATTAGCAGAAGGATTAACTACTGGTAATGTTAGTTATAAAGTCGGTAGCTTTTATGAATTTCTTAGAGACATTTGGTCACAAAGTTTTGATAATCCTGAATATTTTGGAGCTTGGCATGTGGGGGTTTTAGCAGATGATATCGAAGAATGTTTAGAAACAGGTAAAAATTATGTTGCAATACTACCACGTTTCCATTTTAAGTCTACAATTTTAGGACATGCTTTCAGTGTTTGGAGACTTTTGAAGGCTAAAAGAGATTGTTCAGTATTATATTTATCATATAGTGATGGAATGGCTAGATATCATTTATCTGAAATAAATAAAACTGTTTCAAGGAATCCTGTATTAATGGATTTAATGGATAACAGGTCACCAAAAGCTGACTATTCTTTTAGATATTATATTAATAAGAAACCAATGGAGATTATGCATGGTGGATTATTCTCTTTCAAAAGAGGTATGCATGTTAATGGAGCATTAATTGCTGATGACGTATTGCGTGATCCGGAAAATCCTTTAAATACTGGACAAATAACAAAAGTTGAAGATCATTTTATGACAGAAAGTTTGTTTATTCCTTTGAAAGGTGTACCAGTAATTGTATTGGGTACTCCAATGATGCCCGGAGACTTATTAACCAACTTGCAGAAAGATGATAGATTTAAATCAAGAGTATTACCAGCTCTTGACCCAACACCTACTAGAAGAGTGTTGATGCCTGAGTTATACAATGAGGAATGGTTATTACAACAACAAGAAGCAAGACCAAAATCATTTGCTTCAGAGTTTTTGTTGCAACCTCATTTTGCAACTGAAGCATATTTTAATGAAGAGGATGTAGTTAAGTGTGAGTCAGAAGACTTAAGAAGTGCTTCTGCACATCAAACATTTAAAATGGAAGCTGGAGATCAACTATTTGCTGGGTTTGACGTAGGTAAAAAACGACACCCATCTCATTTAGTTATATTCAGAAGAAGAGGCGATAAGATAGAACAAGTACATCAATCATGGTTAGATGGATGGAATTATTCAGATCAAATTCAATATTTGAATGAAGTCGCTGAAAATTATAGTTTAGAGAAGGGATATATAGATAATACAAGAGGAGAGCTAGAAGACAGAGGATTAGATACTGTATGGCATTCGATGACTTTTTCACAAAAGAGTAAGAGAACTATGGCACAAATCTTTGAAGAGTATGTTCATTCGGGTAACTTAAAGTTAATAAAAGATGAAAGACAGAAAGGACAAATTCTGTCGGTGAGTAATGACTTAAAAGCTCCTGAAACCCCAATGGGACATGGAGATGCATTCTTTTCGATTGCAATGGCATTACAAGCATGTTATGAAACAACTATCTATAAATACGAAAGTTTGGGAAGTGTTACTGATTGGCTTGATGCAGTGTCCCCTGAAGAGAAGAATTCAATCAAAGAAGAAGCAAAAGTTCCAGATCTGTCAAAATGGACAGGAAATGAGTATAATAAAGATAAGGAACAAAATCAAAAAGCACCCAACCCATCATGTGATGAAATGGTATGTATGCCTAATTTTTGGGTAAAAGAAAAAAATCTATGTCTGTATTGTGGATACAGAGGAGGATAATAAGGAAGGAACAAAATGGTGACACAATTAACCCCGCAAGCCGAAACAGTCGCAACGAGTCGATATTATTTAAAAAATGAAGATAATGAAGTTATTGAAACTGCCGAAGAAATGTTTAAAAGAGTCGGACAGGCTATAGCTAAGATTGATATGCAGTATGGACAAATGGATGCTAATGCAGCATTAACAGCTATCGATTTTACAAGTATGATGAGTGAATTAAAGTTTATCCCTAATTCACCAACATTAATGAATGCAGGTACTGATCAAGGAACTTTATCAGCTTGCTTCGTGTTACCTTTAGAAGACAGCATGGAAGATATAATGAAAGCTGCTCATGACATAGCAATGGTACAAAAGTTTGGAGGAGGTACAGGATTTGCTCTTAGTAAGCTAAGACCAAGAGGAGATCGGATAAAAACTACTCATGGAATTGCTTGTGGACCTATTCAAGTGTTGAAGACACTTTCAAGAGTTTCTTCTATGATAACTCAAGGTGGAAAGAGAGATGGAGCAAATATGGCAGTAATGTCTGTATACCATCCTGATATTCTTGAGTTTATTGAATGTAAAAAAGTCGAAGGTGAGATACATAACTTTAATATTTCTGTTGGGGTAGACTCTAACTTTATGAAAGCAGTAGAATCTAATGCTGACTACAATTTAATAAATCCAAAAAGTAATGAAATAACTGGACAATTAAATGCTAGAGAAGTATTTAACAAGATTATTTATGGGGCTTGGAGAAATGGTGAGCCGGGAATGATATTCTTAGACAATGTTAACAAAGATAATAATGTAATAGAAGAATATGGTGAAATGATTGCAACTAATCCTTGTGGCGAACAACCATTATTAGGAAATGAATCATGTAATTTAGGTTCAATCAACCTAGCTAAGTTCTATCACGAAGATCATCATGATGTAGATTGGAAGAATCTAGAAAAGGTTGTAAAAACATCAGTCCATTTCTTAGATAATGTAATTGATGCGAATAAGTATGCGACACCAGAAATAGAGAAAATGACTAAAGCTACTAGAAAGATAGGTTTAGGTGTTATGGGATTCGCAGATTTGCTAATTCAGCTGAAAATTAAGTATAATAGTATAGAGGGACGTAAATTAGGTAAAGATATTATGTCCTTTATTAGAAAAATAGCTGATGCACAGTCAATAAAATTAGCAAAAGAACGTGGTACTTTTCCTGCATGGGATAAAAGTAACTATGGAGAAGATGAAAAATATAGAAATTCTTGTAGGTTGACTGTTGCTCCTACAGGAACAATATCTATGATAGCTGATACTTCTAGTGGAATTGAGCCAACATTTGCTTTGGCTTGGAAGAAGTCGAATATACTAGAAGGACAGACTTTATATTATGTAAACAAATATTTTGAGAGAGATGCTAAAGCACATGACTTCTATTCAGAAGATTTAATGGAACATTTATCTCAGGGAGGTTCTTTAGAATCAAGAGAAGATGTACCACCATGGGCTAAAGAAATATACATTACAGCTCCAGAAATTTCTGCAGAGGATCACGTTGCGATGCAGTCAGCTTTTCAGGAAGATTGTGATTCAGGTATCTCAAAGACAATTAATTTTCCTAATGAAGCGACCCTCGCTGATGTTGAGTCGGCTTACCTATCTGCTTGGAATCTTGGTTGTAAAGGTATTACTGTTTATAGGGCAGGAAGTAGAGAAAAAGAAGTTCTGGTTAAAGGGACTAAAGACAAAAAAGAGGAAGAATTAGACGATCAATTAAGTTTTTTTGACTCAATGGAAGCACCAGTTAAAGCTATGGAGTCAGATTGTTGTGATTCTCCTCAAGTAATAATGGAATCAGGTTGTAAAACCTGTAAAAGTTGTGGTTGGAGTGCTTGCCACATAGCTTAAAAGAATTAGAATAGACAAAGGAGGTCAGAATGGCTATAGGAAGTTTATTAAGAGATAGAGATGTTCAGTATGTTGCTTTAAAAGATGATGCAACTAATACTTGGAGAATCTTAGATACATGGAATGCAGCATTAAAAGAATTTGATGTAGAAGATGATATTCCAGATGATAACGAGGCAGTACAGATTATTACAGAAGCAGCCTTCATTGCTTTAATTAAAGAGGCAACTAGGCTTGGAGTATTAGAAAATGCTTCATTAGGTAATAATGATGTAAATGACGAGGATTTACTTGCATTAGAGCGAGAAAATCAAGAATTACAAGAAAAACTGTCGAAAATAGAGGAAAATGTAGTAAAATATAAAGAGGGACCAAAAAAACCTCAATACTCAGAAAATTATGCAATAAAAGACAGAGCTATTCAGGCAATTATTAATCTAGCAGGCATGGCAGATGTTGAAAAAATCAGTGAGGATAAGTAAATATGGCTAAATTATCAGAATTTCTTCCAGATGTACCTCAAGTAGCTCAGACTATTTCAAGTTTGAACGAGCAGATAAACATGCTGCAGATTATGAAATCGACTGGAGATAGTGGACAAGCTCCTACTATTGGGTTGGATCATGTAGTTAATACATGGGTTCGACATCAAATGGCATATCGCCAACAACTTGTAATGGATTTACAGACTATTACTTTTTCTGTACAAGAAATAAGAGGTCCATTAACACATATTACAGGTGAAGTATTTAGACGAGGAATAAAGCTTGTCCCATCTGTAAAAAATCCAGATAAAAGTCAGTTAACTAGATTTAATAAATTTTTTGCTGATGCTAACGTATTTGATCAAAGTTTAGAAGAAGTTCTACGACAATTCCATTATGATGTTAACTCTATTGATGATGGATTTTTATACATGGCTAAAGAGTATGAAGAATTATCAGATGGAAAACTAGGGTCTAAAGTAAAAGAAATACGAAGATTAAATCCTGCTCTAGTTGAATTTGACTTAGACGCTGCAGGATTACCAAAAAATGCTCATTTTGTCTGTCCATTAGATAGAACAGATGTAGCTGAAGAACCGGGTAAATCTAAAAAAGGATATGACAGAATCCCTGCGATGTATAAATATTATCACAGGAATCAACATATGTACTTAACTGATTCAGAAATTATACATTTATCTAAATTCTCACCTTCTGAAACTTATGGTTGGTCACCTATATTAACAGTATTTGAAAAAGCTCTTACTTTAATTGGTATGGATAAAAACTTATATAGGTATTTCTTTGAAAGAAAAATGCCAGCTTCTATGATCATGGTAACTACTGATGATCCTGAAAGCTTAAGAAGAGAACGAGCTCATATAGCAGCTCAAACTAGACTTGATCCAAACTTTATTCCTATGGTAGCAGTATCATCTAGGAACAATAGAGGTAGAGTTGATATGGTAAGATTATTCCACACTCTTCAAGAGATGGATTATATGCCAGTTAAACAAGAAATTAGAGAGAGAATTGCTTCTATGTGGGGAGTATCACCAACGTGGCAAGGTACGCCTGAAGCTTTTGGTGGATTATCAGCTACTACGCAACAATTAACTGTAATGAGTAGAGTAGTTGAATCAGATCAACGATTATTTCATGACAAAGTATTCCCACAATTATTAAAAGCATTCGGTGTTACGGATTGGAAACTTGAACTTCCTACTCCTGAAGAAAAAGCTGAAGCAACTATAATTGCTCAGACTCAACAGAAAGTTGCAATTGCTAGTCAATTAGCACAAATGGGCTTTAGTGTTGAACTTAAGGATAAAGAAGAAGTAGATATGAAAGAACTTGAGTTTGTAGTTAGTGGAGATATGGTTCCACAAGCACGAATGCAAGGTGAACAACAAGCAATGCAATTAGAACAACAGCAACAACAAATTGAACAGGCTAAACAGCAAGCTGAGATGGCTCAGATGCAAGCTGCTATTCAAGAAGGTGGTGGAGAAGAAGATGAAGAAGAAGAAGAAGGTATGGAGAAAAGTTTAGAGAAGAGTAAATATGTTGCTCATAGAAATATAGGAGAGTTATTGGGAACTGATCATGATACTAAAAAAGCAGAAGATGAAGATGAGTGGGAAGAAGAAGAAAGAGACCCCATTCCAGAAGATTGGGAACATGAAGACGATTAGGAGATAAGATGACTTGGTTTGAAAAACAAGGAAGAGAAGGTTTAATTCCTAAAAAAGTTTCTGAAACTGTCCATCCAAAAGAAGGGCTTCCATTTGAAAGACTTAGTACAGTATATGTCAAGCCTGAAGTCCCAGACTTTGTAAATGATTGGTTAGAAGATTTTGATTCAAAAACACCAGTCTATTTAGTTGGAGGTTCAGTTAGAGATTCATTATTAGGAGAAACCCCAAAAGATATAGATGTAATTACTTTCCAACCAAAAGAAGATATAGAAGCGAGTCTAAAAAATTCTAAGACGAAATTCTATCAAGGTGGAAAAAATTTACCTAACTTACTTACTGCCAATCTAGGCAAGGATCAATTAATTGATATTGTAAGTATGGATACAGATATAGGATCTGAGCTAGTAAGAAGAGATTTCACAATAAATGCTATGGCTCAAAGACCAGACGGTGAGATTATAGATCCATTTGGGGGACGAAAAGATTTAAAAGAAGGTGTTTTAAGATCTCCAAAAGATGATAGTGATAAGGTATTTGAAGATGATCCTTTAAGAATGCTTAGAGCAGCTAGATTTATTGGTGATTTAAACTTAAAACCTCATAGTTCTGTAACTCAAGCTATCCAAAAACATAAAGATTTATTATCAAATCTTCCAAAAGAACGTATAGGTATGGAATTTGGAAGAATATTATATTCTAAAGATCCAATATCTGGATTAAAATTCTTAAAAGATAATGACATGTTAAAATATATTGACCCAGCTTTACAAAGAATGGTTGGATTTGTTCAAAATATAGAAGGGCATGACTATGATGTTTGGAATCACACACTTAAATCCTTAGAACATCATATAACTAAAGATAAAAAAAGTCCAGACTTAGCTACTAGACTAGGAATTTTATATCACAATGTAGGTAAGCCTGCAACAGCTAATTCTAATAATAGCAATTTTGATAATTATGAATCTATTGGAGCACAAATTGTAGAAGAAAGCCTTAATTCTTTACGACTACCTTCTGATATGATAGATACTGTTAGAAAGTTAGTACAACACCATACTTCTGCAAAGACTGCAAAAACTGAAGGTGATCATAGAAGAGTACAACTGAAGTTAAGACATGACTTAAACAAACTTAATTATGTAGCAACTGCTCATGAAGTAGGAAAAGAAGGTAATGTAAATGCCGACACTTCTCATATAGTTGAATTTCAAGACACTATTGATAAATTAGATCCTGTATCAGCTGAAGGTGAGGGTTCTTCAAAGCTTTCCCCATTGTCTGGAAAAGAGATTATGGACGCATTAAATATTGTTCCTAATAAAAAAGGTGGGGGTGAAAGAATTGGCAAGATAAAAGACTTCTTAGACAATCTAGTTGTTGAAGGTGAACTAAAACAATCTGATAAAGAAGGAGCTTTAGAAAGAGCTAAACAGTATCATTCTACATTCACTATGAAGTCTACTGATATTTTAAAAGGTTGGCTAAATATATTGAAAGACGAGGATATTACAGGTGAGGCATTTGCAGGTCATACAGAAGATGCAGATGGTAATTTAGTATTTGATGCAAGTAAAAAGAAGCAAAAACAAGAAGTAGCTGATTGGCATGCTAATTTTGAAAAGCAGAAAAGACTTGATGCGGGATTAATTCCAAAAAAACTTACTGATAAAAATGGTATTGAGGTTACACGTTGGATAAACCCAAAAAAAGATGATGTGGAAATGGATAAAAATTCCCCAAATTTTGCAATGAGAGATTTAAAACATACTTATGGCACTAGTAATGCGAAAGAATTATGGGAAAAATATAAAAAACCTGTTCTAGATAAAAAAACCGGAGAGCATTTAAAAGATGAAAAAACTGGTGAATTAAAGTATACACATAGTATTACACTTCCTCATCCAGAGGATTCAAAAAGTTCACATTATCATGGAGAAGGTAGAAAAGGTAAAAAACTTGGCAGTTCTGAGAAATGGATGAACGCTGATAATATACATTTCGATGATGATCCTTTTTCATTATATCCAATAAAAGCAACAAATGAAAAGGGGAAGATAATAAAAGATAAAGGTCCAACATATGATCATCCAGAACATACAGCTATGAGATGGAAAACAAAAGCAGCTGGAGTCACAGCCATATATATGAGAAAAGATCCGTTAAATGATGCTTTAGAAGCAGAATATAAAAAAGATAATCCAGCCTTAGAGGCAATAATGACAGGTTTAATGTTTAAAAGTGGGATTAGAGTAGGTAATCCTGCCGATGCTAAAGAATTATTAGCAGCTCTAGATAAACCTGCTTCATTTGGAGCCTCTTCTTTACAAAAACAACATCTTAGGATTGATGGGGATAAGATTTACCATAAATTTCCGGGTAAGAAAAAGACGATGCAAGAAGCTCCCGAACCTATAGTTGATGCAAATTTAGCAAAAGCATTGACTAAGATAATGAAAAACAAAAAAGATGATGATTTTATATTTCAAAAAGATAATGGGGTGATTGTTAATGAAGGAAGCACTCAAAAATGGCATAATAAAGCAATGAAAATTCATCCGGATAATCCAGTTACTAATCATAATTTTAGAACTTTCGTTGGAACAAGTATGGCAGTAAATAATGTAGCTGACTTTCTTAATAATCCAGAGGTTATAAAAGAGCTTGATAAAACAAATAAACTTCCAATTAAAACTAAAGGCGAGTTTAAGGATTTTACACATAGAATGGCAATTGATTCAGCTAAACAATTAAGTCATGTTAGTGGAGATGGTAACAAAATCAATCCACAGATAACTTTAGATCATTATATAAAGCCAGATACTTTTACATATAAACAATCAGATGGTAAGAATGTATTAATAGAATCCGCAATTGATGATGATAGCACGAAAATATCTAAAGAATATCAAGACTTTATGGAAAAAGCTACAGGTAAGAGAAGACTAACTAAAGAAGATATGATTTTAAAAGATCCTGAAAATATGACAAAATCTTTAGATGGTAAAGAATTCGACCCTACTAGAAAAAAGGAAAAAGATATAGATACATATTTTGAAAACAGGAAAGAAAAAGAAGAAGATAGGAACTATGGGCTAGATAAAATCCCAGCTCATATGAGACCTAGACCTAAATATTTCGCAAAAACATGGATTGAAGATTTAGCAGAGAAGGGCTTCCAAGCTCCCATAGTTAAATCTATTAGTCCAGATGGATCCAAAATGTGGTTCATTGAAGGAGGTACAGACTTTGTAGCATCATTAGGAGCAAGTGGTGTTGGACATGTTGAGAAAGCAACTTTCCCACCATTACCATCCAATGCAACAAATAAAATAAGTTATGCACCTTCAGCTTCCAATAAAAGACGGGAGGAAGATACCGATGAAGAAGAATAAAACACTTAATAGATTATTAAAGTTATTGAAAGAAGGTGGAGCCGCTACGTCAGGTAGTTTTGGAGATGGTGGTGGAACTGTATTTACATCTACAGATTCTGGAATTTTCAATCCAACTCATGGTGGAGGGGGTTATAAAAGAAAAGAGCCTCATATAAAGAAGCCTAAAAAGAAAAAGAGTGGGATTGAGAGATTAGATGCCTTCCTTAGAGAATATAGTCCTGTACCAAAATCCATGGAAAAATCTTACAATGCTTCAGAAGAACTAATTGAATTAATTAATTGGGTAAGGAAAGCAGAATATCCTACAAGAGGTTATGGAGGCAACTTAGGTAGAAAACAATTAGACTGGAAGAAACCTAATAGTAATGAAGAACCTCCTAAAGCCTCTGAATTTAAAGGAGAGATTAATCATGAAGAAGATGAATCGGCAGTGATTGAGCAAAAAGATATGGAACAAAAAATTAGAAATCTAGATGATAATTCTAGAAAAGAAGGACGAGATCATTCAACCGAAGATGAAACTATGTCCGCAGATACACCTGAATTAGTTACTCAAAAAGGTTTATCTCCATCAGCTGATAGTTCTAACCCTTATAAAAGAGGGGGTAGAATGGATAACCTTGATGACAATCCTGAAATAAACAAAGACGAGCTAGATAAATTTATAGATAAATATCTAACTATAGATAAAGAAGTGGGTGGTGCAGTTACTCAAACTACCTTTCAAGAAAGAGAAGTACTTGATGAGGATGAAGATGTAAAAGACGAAGACATGATTGAAGAAGAAAACCATGTAAAAGAAGTAGTGCATCCTAAAGGACAAAAAGGAACTTACTCTACAGACGACTAAAAAGAATTAGTGGGAAATATATCCCCTAATACAGTATAATAGTATAGAACCATTAATTAGAAAAGGGGGACGAAATGTCAAAGTTTTTCCAATTTATTTTATTATTAGCAATGTTTCCACTCTTATTGCTAGGGTGTGAAAGTATAGAAGAACCAAAGGACACGAAGATCGGAATGATATTAGTCGGTCCTAAAAACGATAAGGGTTGGTCTCAAGCTCATTACGAAGGTGGTGAGTATGTAGTTTCTCAACTAGGTGGAGAAATGATAACAGTTGATCTTGTAAACCCCGCAGATTCCCCAGACTTAACTATCCCTTCAATTGCCGAAGATATGATCTCTCAAGGAGCATCTATAATTTTTGCTACTTCAGATGATATGAAAGATGGTATATTAGAAGCTGCAGAGAAATATCCAGACACCGATTTCGTCTGGTCTACAGGAGATAGTGCATTAGTAGTCGGACAAGGCTATAAACCTGAATTAAAAAACCTATCTAATGTAATGGGTAAGATGGAATATGGTCAAATGATTGCAGGTTGTGCAGCAGCTATTAAATCTAAAGAAGGAAAGATTGGTTTTCTTGGTCCATTAGTTAATGATGAGACAAGAAGATTAGCAAATGCTACCTACCTTGGAGCTTTACATTGTGCTGGAGATAAAGAAATTGATTTCGATGTAACTTGGATTGGATTCTGGTTTCATATTCCGGGCATGACTTTAGATCCAACACAAGTAGTTAATGAATTTTATGACTCTGGTAGGGATGTTGTAATCTCTCATATAGATACTACTGAAGCCGTAGTTGTTGCAGGACAAAGAGCCGCTGGAGGAGAGGATATATGGGTAGTACCTTACGATTATAAAGGAGCTTGTGAACAATCCCCAGAAATTTGTCTAGGAGTAAATTACTTTAATTGGGGCTATGACTATTTAGAACTGGTTGAACTAAGTAACTCAGGTAAATTTGAAAACAATTGGATTTGGACTGATCCTAACTGGGCTAATTTAGAAGAATCTATTGTAGGTTTTAAATATGGAGATGGTTTAGATCCAAAGGAAAAAGCTAAAGTAAGTAGCTTTATAACTGAATTAAAAGACGGGCTCAATCTATTTAAAGGACCATTATATTTTGAAGATGACTCAGTATACCTAGAAGAAGGTAAGGAAGCATCTGATATAGATATATGGTACACCCCAAAACTACTAAAAGGCATCAAATAGACTTGACACAGCTAGGTCAAATATGATAAAATATAATAAGAGCACTGGAAATATATGCGATAAATGTGGTGGTTTTATGAGATTAGATGAGGATGATGATTTAAAATGCATGCAGTGTGGAAGAGCAATAATATTAAAGTTAGCAAGGAGCAAACATGTGGAACAAAGGCGAGACAAAGATACCAGCCAAGGCACAAACAGAACTAATAAGAAGAAGACAAGCGGGAGCAACGTGGACAGGTCTATCGGAATGGCTGAAGTCAGTATTCGGGATAGAAATACATCGAACCAATATTCAAAGATGGTACGACAAGGAGGTCTATTTAGGCGAAGATGAAGCTATAATAGATCCTGAATTAGATCCAACTCATCATATTAAGATGGGAAAGAAAGCTGAAACTTATAAAGCGGAAGCTAAATATTTCAAAAAACTTTATGAAACTACAATCAAAGATCAAGCTAAACAAGAAATCTTTGAAGAGTCAATTATTAAATTAGCACCTGCATTCGATAAAGCTAAAAAAGTTAAAGTCCGAAAGCCTTCAGGAAAGATAAAGGGTAGCAGTGCTCAAAGTATGATTGCTCCGCTTACTGATACCCACGTTGGAGATAGAGTAGAAAGTGATCAGATGGCAGGTTTGAATCATTACAATATTGACATATTCAACCGAAGGCTTTATGGATGGGCAAATCAAGTATTAACACTAGCAGAACTTAGAAGAAACTCTGTAGAAATAGATGAACTTGTAGTTCCTATGTTAGGCGATATGATTAGTGGAGACATACATGAAGAGTTAGCAAGAACGAATGTGGACAACTGTATGGGACAAATGATACGAGGAGCTAACTTAATTGCTCAAGCGTTAATATTTCTAGCCCCACACTTTAATAAAGTTAGAGTAGCTTGTGTAGTAGGTAATCATGGTAGAATGACTAGGAAACCACCTATGAAAGATAAGCATCAAGATTGGGATTATATGTTGTATCAATGGATTTCCGCATTTTGCAAGAATCAAACTAACATTGAATTCCATATTCCAAAAACATTTTCTACTACAATTGAAGTAGCTAATAGACAAATACTTTTGACACATGGAGACTTCATTAATGGAGCTGGTAGTGGTACTGCAATCACTAAGGGTGTGTTAAATATGAGAAATGTACTTCAATTCAGAAGAGGCTTAGAAGATGAAATCCGAAATCTTGAAGTTAAAGATTTAGAAGAAGCAGGAATGTCTACATACTTTGATTCTGTTTTGATGGGACACTTCCACAGAATAGATGAGATTGATATTGGAACAGGTAACATACATATCTGTGGTTGTATGAAGGGTGGAGACGAATTTGCAATGCAGAGAGTTCAGGCAATTAATAAGCCAAGACAGCTAGTATTGTACTACCATCCAAAATATGGGGAAATAGGTAAAGAAATCATCTATTTAAACCGATATGATTCCACTGAAAGTCAATTTAATGACATTTTACCGGAAGTTTGGAGCCAAAATCTAGTATAATAGTATAGATATTATAATAGGACAATTAGTATCTACATTTTTATGGGGAGATAAATGAAGATATGTCAACTAAAGATTTAATAAAAATAGCCTTCTTTATTGCAGGGTGTTTTGTTATGATGCTAATTGTCGGCGAATATACTAGCTAGAGGAGCCAAATGAAAATAAAATTACCTAACTTCAAAAAAGTTGGAAACTTAGCATTAGGGATGTTTACATTCTTTACAATAATTGCAGGAACACTAGGTTTCGCAATTACTGCTATTAATCCAGTTAATCTATGGTGGAAAGTTGCCCCGATAGAAACCCCATTCGGTATAATTACATACTCAATGGTAATGTCATATCTTGACTTTCTACAACAATACTACTATTATTCATTAGGCACATCTGCATTTACTATTTTACTAGGACTTGCAGTACACCTTAGAAGCTTATCCACTTTAATAAATGGTATTAAAGCAGCTCCTATGGCTATTTTAAAGTCTCCAATCACATTATATAAAGATATAAAAAGATTAAGAGACTGGTTATTTGGAAAAATAGAATACTTAAATGGCGAATCGACTAAGTGGAGAAACTTCTTTAATGTAATGAAGTCTCCTTACTCGCTACTCAGAGGAATGGGACTGAACCCTCAGATGGCTATCGGTTTATTAATAGCCGGTGGTACAGCAGGTACAGCAGTAACAGTAAACGAATTAGTAATTGAAAGAAGCTTTGCTAATGGTTCTCCGGGAATATACGCTGCTCCATCACAATTTCCTGATGAAACACTAGAAAAAGAAATGGCATGGAGAAAAGATAATCCACAAGACAATACTTTAAGAATAGTACTCGGAACTACACCAGTAGAATTAATAAGTATTTCAGATGTATCTATCGGTACTGCATATACAGGTTCGGCTCTACCATCAGGTAAAGCTGAAGCTATATTGATTGAAGGTAAATCAGGTCAGTCTGCTAGATTAGAAATTGGTGAACTCTTGTTTGATAGAACGACCTGTAAAACTTTAACACTATCAGACGTGAAGGCACATAAGATCGTAATTCAAGATAACATAGCAGATGGACTTAGTATTGCTCAGACTCTTACAAGTACACTTAGGAACCTCAGAGTATCTGGGGGTAACTTCATGGCGGACTTAC